AGGTCTCCAGTCTGTCTGGTTTCCCCAGTGATCTGCGATATTAAAGACCTCAAAGAGACTTCTTTCTTGATCTAGGAAGTCCTGTGTTTTCTTATTCCATTGTGCCATAATTAATCAGTCCAAGTTAGTCTTTCTGGTTGATATCTTTGTGTATTTTTAATTCTTAAAGAACTTTGTGATTGTGATGGGTAAATGTTGTGAACGATTGCGCCAGGATATTCGCCCTGAAGTTGTTCTGCGAGAGCGTTCTTATCCATCATCTTGCCCTCAACTTCAATGCGATATAGTTTTCCTTCCCAAACTACATCAGCAAGAAAAGATTCGGTTGCTTGCTCTGGTTCAGAACTATTCATATAAAGATTTCCATTGAAATCTCCAGCGATATTGATGCTTTCTGATAAGAATTGTTGAAAAGATTTCATTTTAGTTACAGTTCCAACGACGGAGGGCTTTGTTGATTCTTGAATCTGGGTCTCTAGCAGTCTTAGCGGAAGTCAATTTTGCTTTCATTCCTGACATACGACTACAAAAGTTTTTACGACGCTTTGCTCTTTTACCCTTTGGTTTTTTCTCAGTTACAGCAGTCTGAAGTTTTGAACCTGGATTCTCACGACGATAAGCATTTACAGCTTTCTGACTAAGACCATCAGTTTTATCTTTGCGATTTACTGATTGCCAATCTTCAGAAAGTTCTTCTCTCCAGTTTGAAAATTGCTCCTTTTTTACGCAACGATTATAAGGTTTTCCAAATAGTTTTTGTGTTCCTTTTTTCTCATATCCTGGCCAACATTTTTTTGCTTCTTCAACATTATGCTCACCACTTTCAACATAATCTGCTGCGGTATCAATATAATCTGCCGCTTTAGTAATTTTTGATTGTACCCATGCCTCAATGCTTCCCTCACCCTTCATTTTTTTCTTTAGACGCTTTGCTGCAGAAATAATTGTTGAGAGTTCAGAGCGAGCCATTGAATACTCATGATCTTTTTCCTCATTTGCTGGGTGAGGTCTATTTGGATCATACTTCATTTGGTTTGATGACAACATTGATGGCATTGAAAACATATCCCAATATAATGCTCCATATTTACATTCATCTCTTTTCTCATTTTTTTGGCATTTGGGACAATATCTAGTCATTTCAACTGCTTCGGATTTTGTTCCCCAATTAGCGGCACCAACTTTACGACATTTGACAAGTGCTCCTGATGCATATGCACTTGGCCAAACATCATATCTTGATTTAACTTTATGGTAGCAAGCATCTTTTTTGCCACTACCTTTTCCTGGTTTGTCCTTTACTTCTTGTAAATTCATTTCCTCAGTTCTTACATTTGTTGGTTTTGCACCACCAGTTTTTTCTGGTTGATTGGGATCTAAACGATTTTTTCTTCTTCTTGCTGTTTCTTCTTCATCTTTTGAAAGTGATCTTTTCATTTTGGAACTTCCGCATTTTGGTGTGGAAGTTTGACCAGGTTGACGAGCACAAGGTTTACCTGCCCATTTTCCACCTAGTTGTACCCAACCACTTTTTTCATCAGAAGATTTTGATTTATTAAACCAATCATGAAGACCTTCATCTCCAGATTTAGTTTGTTCCATAAATGGTGATTTAGATTTAGTTTCCTCACCTTTTTCTCTTTTTTTACGAGCAGCACAGTGAGCTTTCTGTGAAAATCCCTTTGGATTATCACAATCTATTGATTTCTTATAATCATTAGACCAACTCATAGAATAAAAAAGATTACTCTTTACTATTTAGAAAACCTTGCTTAAGCAACTTAGACAACTCTGATGTTGACCCAACAAAAACTGCATTATTGGTAACATTATTTGGAGTTTTAACAACATCCTCTTCAACATCTTTCAATTTCTTCTGTAAATCTATTAATTTATCAGTCACATCACCCACACTCTTAATTAACTGTCCAGCAACTTCATATGCTCTTGGTTGATCACTTTCTGCTGCAAGTTCCATTATTCCATTAATGGCTTCTTGCCCCTTTTCTATAAGCGAATATAAATTTGCTCTAGTGTATTCATAATCTTTTTTTATATCATTACTATTTGAAGATTCAACTTTCACAATCGGCGTCTCTTTTTCAATTTCAACGATTTCACTCTTAATATTAAGAGCTTCATCTAACTTATCGTAATTATTGGGCATAATTATTAAATATCAATTTTACGAGTTGGACTATAATCTTTTCCATCTGAGAAGAAAGTCCACTCTTCACTGAAACCAAAGTCATCATCTGGATCTGCATTATATGGATCGGGAGTTACAGTATATCTTAATTCTCGTTTTGCATTTTCAGTATCAGTGCTAGTATACATATCAATTTGAACCTTACGAATAAGTCCATCGGAACTTTCTGCGATTGGACCAAATAAGTAAGTTTTTGCTGTAAATGATAAAGTGTATATTAAAGCTCTTCTTGTAGAAAAATCTCCCTCATAATCATCTTGAAAAGATATGTTCTCGAGAACCATTGGAACATCTCTTTTTTCACCAATTGAATCAACCAAATCTATTGTTAAATTAAATCCTGGTTGAAAATAAGGCAAGACTTGTTCTACAATCTGTAAAGCATCATCATTGAGTTTAGTTAAGATATTCAGTTCAAATCCAATATTATATGGAACTGGCATAAAGACTTTTTTAATTTTCCCACCATCATCACAAGTTTTAAATGTTTGAGTTACGCTTGTTTTTCTTGTTGGGTCATACTGAATAGAAGTCATCTCAAATGACATTCTTGGTAATGAAATTTGAGTTGCCTTGTTTAACTCTGGTTGTTGTTGAATTCTTGCAAGAAATTTTTGTCTTGGACCATATGCAATAGGAACTCTTATATCACTAAAATTCGTACCATTTTGCTCACTGTGGCGAATATGGATTTGATTAAAAAGTGTGCCGAAAGCAATAATAGTCTTTCTTATAATTTCGTGATAATAGTAAGTTCCTAACATTAGTAATCACCAAATGGATTTGACTCGGAAAAATCTACAATAAGATCCGCTTCTTCTTCGATCTCGTCATTTTGACTATATTTATCATATGTATCCATTTGCTCATAACCCTGAACAGTATATAGTGCTCCCGATTCTGTTCCAATAATTGTTTCTCCGGAGAAAAATGCAAATTGAGTTGCACCAATTCCAACATTAGAAACTTTAAGAATCTTAGTATCCTTATCCCAACTCTTAACTCTCGCTCTTGTTTGTGATCTTGAACCTCTTACAATCTCATTAAAGAAATATGTTCCAACACCTGTTAAACTTTCAGGATTTGCAATGGTAATAGTTGGAGTAGAAGTATATCCAAATCCAGGATTTGAAATGTATATCGCTCTTACTACATTATTAGTTCCAACTATTCCCATTGAAGCAATGCCAACAGCAGTTTGACCAACCCCACTGAGTGCCAATTGCCCAGGAGCAGAAACAGTAATAACTGGCACTGTTCCATAACCAATTCCACCGTCATTTACTGTAAATCTAACTACACCATTATATGTTGTTTCAATAGAACAAGTTGCGGCTGCACCACTACCTCCACCACCAGAAATAGTTATTATTGGTGGCACGGTGTACCCTGCACCAGCATTTATTAAATAAATTTGTTCGACAGATTTAACTCCACCACGAACTGTTGTAATAGCAACAGCTGTAGCATTGTCTCCCGATAATCCTGTTGGAGAACTGCTTATAGCAACTATTGGATTTGATACATAACCACTACCATCATTGTTTAAGAAAATTTGACGAACATACCCAGAATTAACAGATCCAAGAATTGACGCTGTTGCTATTGCAGTTTGTCCAACACCAATTAGTTTAAGTGTGGTAATATATCCCTCTTCCTGTATTTGAGTATCTATCTCTTCAATAGAAGTATCAATAACTTCATCTTCATATTCAAATAGTTCACATTTTAATTCATAAACATAATTTTTACCTAATTGGTAAAAAGGTTGCTCGTGTTCTACAAATTTAACTTCGAAAAGTCTTTGTCCAAGTGGAAAATAAACTAAATCTCCTTCTCTTGGTCTAGTTGATAATATAACCTCACCTTCTCCTGTACCATCATCTAATGCTCCCAAAAATGGTGCAATAAAATCTTCAAATCTTTCTTTTGATATAGTAATCAGTAATTCATCCCTTAAACTCATTCCAAATTTAGTTAAAATATCTCCTGCACCAGAATATCCATCATATGTGTTTACATATGCTTCTATTGCAAAATTATCATCAAATCTAGAACTTTGAACTTCTTCTATTATTGATTTTTTATTAACAAATTTTCTTGGAATGTAAACAACCTCAACACCATACATTCTTAGATGCTCATTTACCAAGTCTTGAACTAGTCTTTGCTCGGAAGAAGTTCCTTGCAAAAAGAAAGGGTTAAGTGCCATTATCCAATAAAATCGTATGGTGGGAGTTCATAATCCATAGACATTCTCTTAGTTATTTCATCAATCTCTCTTTCAGCATCTTCATATATTTCTCTACCGTTAAGTTCAATTCCACCTGGAAGTTTAACTCCTCTAAATTTAATTAAATTCTGTCCCCACTGCCTTTTAATTAGTGCCGTTAAATATCTTTTTAAGAAACTATCATTATATACATTCGTAAACTCATTGGGATTTAAAATTCGATAACAATCTAGAACAAGAAAGTTTCCTGCGGATTGTGCCCCCCAGTCAAGATCTAAGTACAATCTATTTTGTCTCTTATTAAATCTTAATTGTTTATCTGTTGTGAGTAGAAAATCAATATCTTCTAGATATGACTTGACCATTGCATATTGAAGAAGTTCAACTGAATTGAAATAATATAAATCATTTAAAAATAGTTGATATTTGATACTAAACATTCCACCAGAAATAGAACTAGTATCAAATTTAAATACTTTTTCTATACCAATCACTGAATCTGGAACTTGAATATAATTAGAAGACTCATACCAATTAAAGGTAGTTCCGGATGTTGATGTTGCAGTTGTTGTTGTAATTCCAGGACCTCTTGGAGACTTGGAAGTTGCTTTTCCTCTATTAATATCATCCTGAGTTATTTGATACTTTAAATACATTCTCTCAACACCATCAAAATGGCGCTCATTGAAGTATTGGAGGGCATCATCGACCAAATCATCTATTTGATCATCATCAACGTTAATTTCCAGCACAGGCGCTCCCAGACGCCTTAGACAGTAATCGATGAGTCCTTGCCTACTTGCTGGTTTTGCCATTTTTTCTTTTACTCTTCAGATTTTTTAGATTTACTCAATTCATCATACTTATCTTGAAGTTCAAGATTTGTTGTTAAAAGTTCATTTTTTTCCTTAACAAAGTCTTCTGTTAAAGTTTGAAGTTTTGCTTCTAACAAAACATTTTGATTAGTTAGTGCTGCTAATTTTTGATTATATATTCGCACTAAAATATTAATATCTACTTCACTATCTTTGTTCATACTCTAGAATGTTCCTCCATCAAGGGTTGATGTCCAATGTGGCTTATTAGTATATATGGTTGAAATTGTAGATGGTATTATGGAAAGATTTTGGATAGATCCATTATTTCCTTCTTTTCTAATGTTATAAGTATTTGTAAATGTACCCTCAACACCCACAAGACTTACTGAGGATAATGTTCCACCACTTTCAACGATACCATATGCATCACTAGTATCTTGTTTGATGATATCACCAACAGTTACTGAGATTGAAGATGGTAATGCGAGTGTAATTTTTGTT